ACGCGAACGCATTCCATAAATTCTGATATTCCAGGAAATTCTTCTTCCATCTGCCAATACTTACATTCTTTACATTTTATCATTTAATTTTTATCCTATCCTATTAATAAATTCTGCCGGTGCTCTTCCTCTAATAGTTACTTCAATACATTCCATAGATTCTGATATACTTACAATTTCAAAGAAAGTAATGCCACCAGAAGTAAATGGTAATTTTTCACGAAGCTACATAACCCATGAATACGCATCTTCTCGTGTTATATTATTCCAATAATAATAAATCCGCATAGTAGTACAAACTTCTATCATTTAAATACCTCATGAACACTAACATAATACATACCGGGGATATAATCCGCGTATGTCACCGTATGTTTTTGATAATAAATTTTTACATGACTTGAATCTGAAATTGTAAGCCAGATATACTTACAATTCTTATATCGTTCTTCTAATCTATATTCTTGACCTGGAGCAATACAAAATGCGTCTCTATTTGCCTGCCATGGTGAAAATTCAACAAACGCCCCATAATCTCCAATTACAACGCGGTTGAAGGACGAACAGATAAGAGTGTCCGCAGAAGTATAGAGCGGCTGACTAGTAGAAAGAAACGACGGTATATTTTCAGCATAGTACGCCCGCACTTCTGCTGAATATTCTACGTCTAATTTTCTATATTTATTTCTACTTGCTAAAGTAGCTTCAAATTGTCGTGTATCCATATATTTTTACGCCATTTTCATTTTAAATAAATATAAAATAAAAGTTCCAATTAAAATAATAATTCCTAATATAATCCAATCTTCACATTTCATTATTATTCTCCTTATTATTCCCATTCAATTTTAATACCATTATGTCCATATTTTTGTAATTCTTCTTCATAATAAGTTTCACTAATCCGATACCACCCAATTTTTTCAGATAAATGGCTAAGTTTTAACAATAGAATTTTAAATTTTAATCGTAAAAGCCACTCGCAGCATTCACTTGACATATTATTAACAAACGCAGTAAAGTTTCCTGCTTCTGCTTGTCTCTTAATTATACTTACAATATCTTTATATTTTTCAGTCATTTTTTCATTATAAACATGTTTAGCGATTGTATTACAGGTTGCCGCATTAAATTCCATTTTACTTCTCCTTTTTTCTTTTATTATATCAAAATTTTAGAAAAAAGTCAATTTATATCCACCATTTTATAATATGATAAGAAATACAATCTTCTACTCTATATCCTAAATCAATGAGAGTTCTACAAGTTTTATCTGATAGTCTATTAATAGTTATAAGGCAATAATTATTTTTTAATGCCGCAGAATAAATTTCTCGCATAATCCAATCTATTTCTGACATTTCTTCACAATTACATTCTTCTGTTAAAGCGTGAGCTTGTTTGGCACTAATATTTTTTAAAATTTTTCCGACGATAATTTCCTTTACATCAATTATTTCATATCCTTCGAGAGTTAGCCAATAATATGCGGCTTCTATATCAGAAAAATGCCGATAAATTTCTTTTTCACGATTCCATAGTTTTACTTTACATTTAAAATCAGGCATATCTATCTCCTTAGTACATAATATAAGCCGTATCACCATAGTTTAAATCGCTATTTTCAACAATAATTTCAGCCAAAGATGACCTATACTCACTATAATATGCCATATCTTCTTTATCCGGCAGATATAATGAAACAATTCCATCATTTTCAAGAAGAGGATGGCATTCCCGCAGAGCATACTGATAAACGGCTTCTTCTGCTTCCTGCTCGCCATACTTTTCTGCGTATAGATTATAAATATCGGCAGCGTCATAAACGATTATATTAAGTGGATTTAACATTTTAATTTCCCTCTATAATTCTTCCTTTAAAATCCCAACAATTATCTTGTAGCTGTCGGCCGCACACCAAACAATATTTTGGATAAATCAATGCTTGTCCGTCCATACTATCTGCGGAAATATAGTAGCGGCCGTCAGCAGTAATTCCCGCATTCAACTGAGTACCATACTCATCTTCTGTAATCAATTCCTAATGGAGTACATTGACGTTATAGAAGGGTATGGTATCGGGTTTCATTTCACAAAATTTACACATTACTTCTTCTCCAAATATTCTTTCCAATTTTTTACATTAATCTGACAACTATTCATAACAGTACAAGCCGCAGAATGTGCTTCGGGGGTAGTTCCCGCAGACGCATCACTAATAAATGTAATAGGAATTTCTGGATAGATTGTTTTTAAAATTAACGCGTTGCTTACGACACAAATATCTGAGCAATAGCCAGCAATAACAATCTCATCTATTGCCTTTACCGGCATATAATTTTCCCAAGAAATATAACCAAAAGTTTCCTTTTCAATAACAGTAACTGTATTAATATCTGCGGGTTTAGCTAAATCCGCGAGTTCCCACCCTTTAGTATTAATGCGGCAATGACTTACAGGAAGCCATTCACCTTCTTGTGTCTCAAAGTAATCGCCAAAATGGGTATCCATTGTGTATATTAGACTAGCACCATGCTGTTCCATATACGTAACAACCTCATGTAAAGTATCCAAACTTTCAATTGCCTCCTGATTACGAAGGCTTCCAGTAATAAAATCGTTTTGAGCATCGACTACAATTAAAACTTTACTCATTCTTAAACACCTCAAAATTCGAATAGGGGTTATCCCGCATACCATTCATATAATTTTCATTTCCGCGAACTTGTATTTGTTGTAAAAATGAAATCATCCTATCATACTCATTCGTAGCCCTATCATCATTAAAATAACGTTCAACTTCATATCTATTATTACAACACATTAAATAATTTGCTACAGTTTGCCGCAGTACTCGATCAATAGAATCTCTTCCTAAACAATTCCAATCAACAATACTCCATTCACTCATAAACTTACGAATATTTATATCAGGTGAATATTTGCCTTGCTTTAACGCATAGATAATCCCAACTGTTCTGTCATCCATCACCAACATACCTTAAACTCCTTATACTTCTCAATCTCAAACTTATTAACTTCAAAAATAGTTTCCCATTTATCCTTTTCTATTCTCCCAAACATACTAAACCGCAGTTCTTCAATCAAATATTTAACTAACTCAAAGGGGCATTCGTTTTGAGAAAACACAATACATTTTTCTCGACAGCTAGCCTTCTCAACCATAGATTGAAATTGCTTCTCATACTTTTCCTCAAAATATTTCTGATTCGCTAGCTTATAAGTACTCCTAACAAGTTCCTTATTAAACATAATCTATTCCTCCTATCTTTCTACCTATATTATACTAAAAATTTAAGAAAAAGTCAAGAATTTATAATAGGAAGGGGTATAAAATAGGTACATCTAACCTGAAAAAAGAAAGGAAGAAAACTGTATAAAATAAAAATGAAATTGGAGTACGGGGTGGTCTTGCGGGAAGGGGTATAGGAATTTTCGGGTAGTGGAGCCTTGGCGTAAGGGGTTGGATATTAGGTTATATGGGAGTGCGTCAAATTTTCACTTTTGTCAAGTATTTGAAAATGAAATTCCAAAAATTTTTATATATAGTAAAAATCTCCTCTCCTAACGCAAATATATATATAAGAGTTCTGCGTTAGCTCACGGGGATACTTTTAATTTTTATTACGGTTTTTGCTTTTAGTCAAGTGAAATCCCCTCAAACTAATGCAAATACTTTTTTAAGAATAAGCGAATTTGAGGGGACTTTTTATATAATAATTTATGATCATAAACAATTTTATTTATTACTCTTCTTGATATATACTTTCTTAAAGAATAAAAAATTTTATAATATTTAAAAGATAGAATTTTTTAAGCATAGTAATAAAGAGTTATATTTTTATTTAAAAAGTTCTATTTTTGAAATACTAAACTTTAAGAATGCTACGCACGCTTCGCGTGCTTCGCACAGAGATTACATTCCGCAGCTTCGCCGCTACGCGGCTACGCAGCTTCATGTAATCTTATATATAATATATAATATATAGTATTTTTTTGGTAGAATTTTTTCAAGTATTTATAAGGGGCCCGGGGGAACTATCGAAAAACTTCTACATTTTTGTTTCTACAATTTGAACTATATGTGGAAGAAAATGTAGAAGTTTTTATTACATTTTCATACATAGTATATGAAAGTATTTGACATATTATTTAAATTATGTTATACTTAATATAGAAAATATAGGATGTGTATTTATGAATGACTTAATTTCAACTTCTTCCATTACTACCATAGCCAATCCCAAGTCATAGGAGACTCGTAAATTTTTATCGTCTATTATAACGGATGAGGATCTGTCTAAAATTAAACCAGGTAGCTTTAATATTTTAACTGCTCCGCGGGGTTGGGGTAAAACCACATTTATGTTTGATGATAGGATTTTAAATTTTTCGCGCGCGAAAAAGCATGTTGTTTATTTGGTGCATACAAAGAATCTGCGCGACAGTATCTGTATGTTACATTCAAAAGATGCATGTGCTTTTACTGATATGGAAATGAATGGATGGCTCGCGCATCGTACTAAATCTCTTTGGACGACTGAAGACGATGTGAATTTAATTCATGTTATGTGTTATTAGACTTTTGCGGCACTTTTGCGGCGAGATGTTGAATGGTTAGATGATATTGATTTAATTGTATGGGACGAGTTTGATGATATACAATAGTATTATAAAGCTGAGATTAAAAAGGCGAAAAAAGAATTTCCTGATTTAACAGATGAGCGCCTCGCGGCTTTATTACAAGAAGGCAAACATACTTCTATTACTTCTTTTATTTATTAGATTCAAACATTAATACTTGAACCTGCGCGAATACGTTTATTAGCTATTTCTGCTACCCCAGAAACTGCAGCTCCTCTATTTGGAGATTACGTGAATTATATTTTAAATGGACGCTTAAATGAGTTATATGATGCGCGAGAAACTATATATATTGAAAGTATTAGTGAAGCGGTTTCTAGCGGTCTGATTACACCTGATAAGAATATGTGTCCATGGATATATACCCCGCGTGTAACCGATATATTGCGGCTTGCCGAATTATTTAAAGCGCGCAATTTCAAAGTCTTGACGTTTTGGTCTTTGGAGAATCCAGATTGGCGGCAATGCGTAACTGATGAGATACGTCGAGCTTCCAAAATTATATTAGATACTGGTATGGTGCCCGAGCCATATAATTGTGTTATTACTAATTAGGCCGCGGGACGTGGTATTAATGTTTATGATAAGCGCTTTCAAGATTGGCTATGCGACTCAAGAACCTATGTAGATATAGGATAGTTTATTAGAGCGCGTTATTAGCCGTAGCGTAAATATATTTTAAATGCAGCTCGTAAGCTAATTGAATTTGTGCGAGAAGAAGGACATTTCCCAGCTTGTTATTATGTTTGGCATAATAAAGATGAGATTAAAGAATTATTAGCAATGTCTCCTATATATGATAAAAGTTATGAAAAGCAATTAACAACTTGGAGTGCGGTAAAAAAAGAATGGGGAGACATTGTAGAGTTTGAAGATAGACAATATGGGCGAGCGAAAACAAAACAATATCGTATAAAAGGATTGTTGGAAAGTAAATAACTTTCCAGCATTTTTATTTAATTGCTCTGGTTCATTTGACTTTTAATATAATTTATGTTAAATATTTATATTTATATTTCTCTCTTTATTATACTATAAATTATATTAATTGTCAAATATTCCAGCTTTTCAATTTTAAAATTTTCCAGCTTGACAATTAAATAAATTTATTATATAAATATTTATATTTATATTTCCCCTTTTATTATAACATAAATTTAAAATTTTTTCAAATAATTTATTTTTTAAAAATAAATAAAAATAAAAATTTATTTATAAAAATAAATTTAATTATTTTAAAATTTCCAGCTTACCTCGTAATTAAAAGATCCAGCTTGTCAAGTTTCCAGCTTATAGAATATTTATACATATATTTGACTCGCATAAGGTTTCCAGCTTGTACCAAATTTTACAAATTTTTCCAGCTCGCCGTGCGGTTCCCGCCTTGCCCGTATAGGCTTTGTGTCCGGCTCCCAGCTCGCTTCCAACTCGCCCCGTCCCAGATTTGCCTAAATTCCAGCTTACCAGCTTTTTCCAGCTTTTCCAGAAATTTCCAGCTTGTGGTAAAATTTGATATGAAGGGCAAGTTTTAGAAATGATGTATGAGTTTGGAAGTACTGGTAAATTTTGGGAATAGGGAAAAATGTGGAAGTTAGATAAGACTAACTACTTGACAAAAATGAAATTTAGATGTTAAACATCTAAAAATAGAACTTGACTTTTTAATAGAATGTGATATAATGCTATTGAAAGGAAGGGATGAGAGAATAATGAAAAAAGATTTTAAGGTTCAAGCGGTTAGAGATGGAATTGTAGAAAAATTTCTCAAAGAAGCTGAAATTTTGGCTAACTGGAAAAATGGACAAATTATTCTTAAAACTGATTCAAAAGATTTTCCTTATGTTGAAATTAGAATCAGACCTATGACTGAAGAAGTAGGGGACGAATTGATTCCCGGAATCTTAGAAAAAATTGAATCTTATGAAGAGCATAAAAGAAATAGATTTATTGCTAAACTCATGAAAGAAAGGGAAGAATAAAATGATTCAAGCGCTTGCCTGGGGTTTAGAGGTTGGCCATCCCGTGGCCTATTGCCTTATTTTCTTAATGCTTGGTATTCCACTTTTAGCAGTTATACTTTTAGGCGAAGGGTTAATAATTGATACGTTACGAGAAAGAAAAGAAAGAAAAAATAATATTATTGAAAGGAAGGAATAATAAAATGATTCAATCCAAATACTATGCAAAAACTCATGAAGAAATTGTATATAATCTTGACGAGCATCAATGCCCTTACTGTGGTCATTGGTTCATGATTGACATTGATTTCTGTCAAAATTCTCCAACTGATGATTATGATGACTATGTAAAAATCTTTTGCCCATATTGTGGAAAGTTCCATCGGGTGGCGGTTTAACCGCCTTTATATATTAGATGTTTAACATCTAAAAGTTCGTCTTGACATTTTTTCTACCTTATGATATTATATATACGTAAAGAGGAAGGACACCTCATAAACCAGAAAGGGAATTAAAATGAAGGGAACCGGTATTGTGCGTACAGTAGATGAATTGGGCCGTGTGGTTATTCCTAAGGAACTGCGGCGAACCCTGAACATTAAAGAGGGTACGCCGTTAGAAATGAGCGTTGAAGATAATAAATTGTGTATGGTCAAATATACTCATGGCCCGGCGCTTGATGCAGTGGATGATTTGCGTGTTGCCATGTCTAATTTAGAAGATGAATGGTATTCTCGTGATAAGATTTTTTCTGCGGAAGATTATAGGGCATTACAAATTATTAAAAAGAAGATTGAAAAATATAATATGGAGCAATAAGCTCCATATTATATTTAGATGTTTAACATCTAAAATAAAAAAAGAGTTAGATTACTCTAACTCTTTTACTTTCTGGAAATTTTTACAAATACTTTCTTTTCTTTGATACCAATATTCTTGTTTGAATTGTATTTTACATTTTGGGCATTCCATTAGACAAGTAATAAACACGCTGGTTATAAGAAATTTGACTGATTCTGGATAGAATTGAATGAACTGTACTTCTTCATTACAATAAGGGCATTTTGGCGGCATTTATTCTTCATCCTCTCCATTATCCAATTCTTTGGCAACTTGTTTAATTTCTTTTGCGAATTTATCAATGAGCAAGTTAGCAAACTTTTTCGCGCTGATTCCCCAATCTATACATTGATAGGCGTCTAAAAATTCAGTCATGTAATTATCTACAAGTCCATCAATTTCTTGATGAATTTTTTTATTGCTTTCTTTCATTTTTTATCATGCCTTTCTTTATTATTTTTTTTCGATGGCGGCAATCTCTCCCGCGAGATAACCTTCTCCCCATCCTTTCATGAACATAGCATCATACATTCTATATTCTTCAATAGAAAATTTCTTATCGGGAAAAAGATAGGCAAGATAATGAAGCATTGCTATGCTGTATCCTTTTTCGACGACTTCCCTTGGATAAAATTTTGTCATTCTTCATCCCATCCTTTCTTGTGCTTTGGTTTCTTGTTTCTCTTGTCGGGAATGACTTTGGTTACTGGATTGATAACGCCCCAATCTTTGCGGATGGAACGATACACTTCATAATTGGAACGGGGCTTAGTTTTGGATTTCTTCTTGCTCATTTCTTTTCCCTCCTGACAATAGCATTATACAATGAAACAATAGAAAAGTCAAGATTAAAAATTAGATGTTAAACATCTAACAAGGAAAAGGACGAATTATTCGTCCTCGCATCCAACGACAAGCTGGTTGCCAACTTCCTGAATGTCAATCGGAGAACCGCAGTAATACACAACCAATCCTTTATCAGACATTTCTTTGAGAAGATGGGCAATCTTATCGGTATATTCCGTGATAAGTTGCTCTCGCTTTATACTGGCGCGCCGTTCCTCTTCCTGAGAAATTGCGTGAAGCAGAACCGCAAATTCATAGTCGCTGAATTTTTCCAAGTTGATTCCGCGGGCTTCCATCATTTTTACAAAGTTCATACATTTTCCTTTCTGGTTTTAAAGAGTTCCTTCTCTTATTTACATATAGAGTATAACATAAATTTTATTATAAATCAATATTAAATTTTAGATGTTTAACATCTAAATAAGATAAGGGCCTTCGCCCTTATTTTGGCATATCATTCCACTTTTCATGCCAATTATAATTTTCTGGTCTAAGCATTTCTTCAACCACATGCCTAAACATGGTCTTGCCCGCGGTACTGTAAATATGATCGCCCATAGGGATATTATTTATAATATACTCATGAAACGTTTCTTCCAAAAATTCAGCACATTTTTGTACTTCGTTTTCGGTCATGCCAACACTCAACGTGATACAGAAATGAATATCTTTCATATTTTTTCCTTTCTGGTTTTTAAGTCTTTCCTTGACTTCTTACAGATAGAGTATAACATAGATTTTATTATAAGTCAATATTAAATTTTAGATGTTAAACATCTAATAAAAAGAAAGGGGATTTACTCCCCTTCTTCCTTCTTTGCCTTTTCTTCCCGTGCTTTCTTATCACGGGCGATTTTTGCTTCCTTGGCCTTAGCCTTCTCGGCTTTGCTGGCTTGCTTCTCGTTGTAGGCGTCAATCTCGGACTGCATCAGTTCACGGGCGGTCATGTCCTCGCGTTCCTCGGCAACGATGACGCCGACACGGCAATAGCGTTCGACGCCGTTTTTGTCGGTCAGAATTACGCCCCACTGACGATCATTGACTTTCTGGTAAATTCCTTCGGACAAATCTGCTCTTTCGGAAGAGGTGAACATATCCGCGAAAATACGAGTGCGCAGGTCAGCATCCACAACAGTCTTAGAAATTTTAGCCATAATCAAGCCACCTTTCTGGTTTTTAAGTGTTGTTCCTTCACTTGATGGATATAGTATAACATAAGTGAAGGAAGAAGTCAAGAAGTTGTTTTAGATGTTTAACATCTAACTTAGGAGGGGCGGTTAGTGAAATCTAACCGCATTGTCTTGAATATATTTTTCATCGGCGTATGAGATACAACGCCATTCGTCATAAGGGTCAGGATTATAAATGAAGCATTCAATACCCTTATCTGCGGCATCACCCAAGAGGGCAAGGAAAAAGTTATTGAAATCTTCGGCGGTTTCCAACTGTTCAAACGGATTACTCATATTATTACTCCTCCCCAATAATAGCGTCAGAAATATCAATCCATTCCATGGGTTCATACCATAGAATGTCATCTGCTTCAAGGTAGCCGCCGCATTCTCCACAAATAACACCAATCAATTTGTCATCTTCAAAGACACCAATGCCACCAATGGGCGGGTCAAGCTGGCCGTTTTCCATAGTGTCAATGAATTTTACTTGCTTATAATACATTTCTTTTTCCTTTCTGGTTTGGAGTTTTCCTTCTCTTGATTACATATCGATTGTATCATAGAAATGGAAAGAAGTCAAGATATAATTTTAGATGTATAACATCTAATTTAGTAAGGTTAGATTGCTCTAACCTTATATATATTAAATTTCAATTACTTCATTACTTAAAGTTTTTTCTTCAATCCAATAATCATGGATATAAGGATCATGCTTTTGAAGAATTTTCATAAACTTTTTTGCTTCATCATGATTAAGGCTCATTGCTTGCGGAACGGCATAATCACCAAGACGATAAATAATATATACTTTCATTTTATTTAGTCCTTTCCAATTTATTTATTATCACTTGATGCTCCGAAAGCAACTAAAAGAGCCCATATTGTAAATATTAGATTTCCAAGTAAATCATAAAACCACGGCGGAAGGACATTAACCAAGTCAATCATTCTTCATTATCCTCCATATCCATACACATCGCCCGCCCATTTAATCTTCTTCTTCTGCGAATGATTCAGGAGCATCAGGGTCAATGTCATCGGCATCAACCCATTCATCCCAAGTTTCATAACAGAAAGCAAAATCTTCACAATCTTTGACAGGGTCTTTTACATGGCACATGTTACACTGGTCACAATAGGGACAATCTCCATAGGCATTGACGGGGCAGTAAATAGGGTAGCCATCATGGTATCCATCAGTTTCCCAATCTTTCTTACTCATTCTCAAATCCCCTTTCCTTTACTTTCTATATACATTATATCACAAAATTTGAAAAAGTCAAATTTAAATTTAGATGTTTAACATCTAAATTATGTGGGCGATTTAATCGCCCTGCGGTTCTTCTACGTTAGTAATATTTTCTAAATCACAATAGTTAAGAAACATAGTACGCGCGAAATTTTCAACTTCTTCAACAGTAGGTACTTCGTCGTGCAATTGACAGTAAATGAAGGCGGCAATGTCCATCATATGTTCTGCTACTTCCCAACTAATCGTCTTTTTCATAACAATTCCTTTCTGGTTTTTAGAAGTGGCCTTCTTCTTTCTTACATATATATTATATCATAGTATTTGAAATTTGTCAAATTTCAAAATTAGATGTTTAACATCTAAAATAAAAGAATAGAAAAAATGGGAGATTACTCTCCCATATACGCCATTACAGATAAAATCTTATTCTCAATTTTTCTGTAATATGCCGTGCCTTCTTCTTTAGTGTCAAGATGAGCACGAAGGACAGAAACAACTTTTTCACATTCGGAAATGTTAGGATACTTGCGACGCTTTACAAAATCAACAGTTTCTCCAAGTTCGCGGAAGGGGAAAAAGCTAATACCAATTTCGATAGAATGACGGGCGGCAATTTTAGAAAGAATGAAAGTTTCAATCATTGCGTCATCAAGCGCGGTGTGGCTTTCTATAAAGTCATATTTATTTACCAAATATTGGTAAGAGGTCTCGGCGCTGGTTTTGAAGTAAAGCCCGGAAGCGGAAAGCAAATCATGGTTCAGGCATTCTTTTTTGTAAGAAACATTATTCAGAAGAATTTTTGCGGCAAGTCCCCAAAGGTCAAACAGAGGGAAGGATTCGCCGCGAAACTTGAAGCAATCGGCATCAAATTCTTTTTCATCGTTTTTCTGATACTTCTCGTTAGCAATCCGCGCGCACAATTGCCGCTGAATCTGTTCCCATTGCTGATAGTCCGGGCTGTACAGTTTGCGAATATACAATTCAGTAAAGGGAATTGCCTTCTTAAAGTCAAACATGGAATTAAACGCGCCTACCGCATCAACCGCCCGCAAATCCGCGAGATAAATTTCCATAATTTCATCCCACGGCTTGATTGTAGTTTCGCCGCGTTTGAGCATTTCCAGATACCGGGGACGCTTTTCAGCATAATACGCGGTGTTGAACACGGCGGGGACGGCGAAGGTCTCAGCCACGAGAAACTGCTTACTGTCCAGAATTTCACCCTTGCGGTTGGTGATAGTCCAGCCGATGTCATACACGAGAGGGCGGGCGATAGCAATTTTCTTTTTCTTTTCGGCATCGCCTTGCGCGATCTCGTTGGCAAAGGGTAGGGTTGCGGTTTCAGTATCGGTGACCATGAAGCGGTATTCTTTGCGCATAGTTAGTTCCCTTTCTGGTTTCAAGTGTTTTCCTTCACTTCATGTATAGAGTATATCACACAATAGCGAGAAAGTCAATAGTTTTTTTGAAAGTTTTTTTTCAAAATCGGCAACTTTTTTAGATGTTAAACATCTAAATTGTAAAGGGTGAATTATCACCCCTTACAATTTTTCTGCTCCATAAATACATTGTAAGCATAGTCAAAGATAACAAGGCGATTATTTTTCCAACCGAAATTTTCATCATGAAGATCATACAAATAATCATCGACAAATTCACGTTCTTCGCCGTCAAGATAATATTCCGCTCGCCCGCCCTCTTGGCTTGCGCGCATATTTACCCGGGGCATAACATAGAAGGTACGGCCCATATATTCAAAGGAAGAAATTTCCGCGAACAGGTTTTCAAATCCTTTTTCTTTGGCAAAATTGTAAAATTCTTCTTCATCTTTACAACCGCCATAACGCTTAGCATACACTTTATCATAATCGTATTTGATAACATAATCAGAAGAAATGAAAGCAACACGCACAGAACCCCACGCGATGCCAACCTTGCGGTGCTTCTCTTCATTAAAAGCCGCTACCCTGTCCATACATTCATAAGGATCGTTTAAGGATTTTTCAATATAAGGATACAGGGACTTGAAGAAGTTGAAGGCGCGGACTTTGTAATCATTTTTCATCATAGCGGTTGCCTTTCTGGTTTTTCGGGTTTTCCTTCCCTTCATTTGACACTGTAAGTATAGCATAAGATTGTAAGAATGTCAATAAGATAAATTAGATGTTAAACATCTAAATAAAGAAAAGCGGCAAAGCCGCTTATTCTTCTCTTTCAAGTTCAATACTAAGTAATGTTTCATTATTGCTATGGATAGTAAAATCAGGATTTTCATTATCAATATCAGTAAAGAAATCTACATAGAATCCCGCGGAAACTGCTTCATGAATAGCATCACGAATTTTAGTGGTATAGAGTTCTTTCTTTACATCGTTGCGGCGATGCTGTTCTTTACACACATCCAAAAGAATATTATCCAATTGTTCATCACTTGCGGAGCGGAGCATCTGGCACAATTGGCCATGATTGAAGGGGATGGTTCCATTAGAGTATCCAGTCATACTTAGCACTTCCTTTCTTTTTATGTATAGAGTATAACATACATTTATAAAAAAGTCAATCTTATAATTTAGATGTTTAACATCTAAGAGTAAAATAAAAAAAGAAAGGGCTTACACCCCTTCCTTCAACTGGTAGGTATTAACCTTGCCCTCGATCTTCACGACTGAATCAGTCCAGTAGTGGGTCAAGCCATAACCGACCTGATTCTTAGTAAAACCAGCGGGCAGTCCCTTTTCGCACTCTGCGAAAATTTCCGCAACGGTCGCGGGCTTTTCGGCAATCCGCAACGCTTCCAGAACCGCGGGCTTTGCGGCAGTGTAAGCCGCTTCCTTTTCGGCCTTTACGCGGTCATTGCGGTGAAGTTCCTTTTCAAGAGCTTCCATTACAGCGGGCTTGTCCTTAAATTCAACGGCGTTCAGAGTGTTGTAGATGGTGTTCATAATTTCCTTAGTCATAGCATATCCCTTTCTGGTTTTTTAGAGTGTCCTTCTCTTTTTCTTACATCCTTATTATAGCACAGGATTTGCTTTTTGTCAAGGGGTTTTTCAAAAGTTTTTTGAAACTTTTTAGGTCGTTTCCTAACATCCTGAACGAGCAGGGAGGGCGTTTCCTTTCCCCTTGGAACAATTATATATTATCATAATTTTAGAAAGAAGTCAATATTTGAATTTAGATGTTAAACATCTAAATAAAAAAGGAGGATTATTCCTCCTCCTCCTCCTTTTCCTTCTTTTCCTTAGCCTTAGCAATCTTCTTAGCCTTTTCCGCGTCCTTCGCGGCCTTTTCTTCGGCCTTGATGCGCTTTTCTTCCTTCCACGCTTCCGCGGCTTCATAGGGGTCGAAAGCGGGAGAAACCTTAGTCGGCTTATATGCCTTAGTCTTTACGGAAATTTCAACCCAAATTTCCTGCCCTTCAATAGTCTGGAGAATAGCCCAGGAGGCGTCCGCGAACTGGACAGCGGCCTGATCTTCAAGAGCATCACGCAGGGCGGCGATGGTAGCATTGCGAGCGGCGTTCTTCATTTCGGTAGCGTTCATAGACATAGTTTCGATTCCTTTCTGGTGTTTAAGAGTTTTCCTTCTCTTGATTACGGTATAAGTATATCATAGATTTTAAGAAAAGTCAATTATTGATTTTAGATGTTAAACATCTAAATAAAGAAAGCGCGGTTATTCCGCGCTCTCAATCATTCCTTTTAGTCCCTTCTGATTAAGTTCTTTTACAACTTTTTTCGCTTCGCGCTTGCGTTCGCGTTCCTTTTCGGCGGCGGCTTTCTTGGCTTCGCTTGCCGCTTTCTTTGCCGCCTTTTCTTCAAGGTCGAATTTATAATCATCTGCGGCGGCGTAAGCATCATATTCAGTATAGCCGCCTTCACCGTTGCGAGTGCCGCGAGGAATAGAAATCTTTACCAGATAGAAAAATTCATTTCCATCTTTATCCACCGCGGGAATGGCAATTTCACTTGAACCTACGCGGAGCACATCAGAATTAAGACGTTCGGATAGAATAGACTGAACATCGGACAGGAGAGCATTTTTCATTTCGTTGCGGCTTGCTTCTTTACCCATTTTATACCCCTCTTTCTGGTTTAGTGTTTTCCTTCACTTTTCATATATAATATATCATAAATTTAGAAAAATGTCAAGTATATTTTCGGGATAAATTAAAAAAATTTTTATACAGAAAATTGTATAAAAATTCAAAAATGAAATTAGATGTTTAACATCTAAGATATAAAAGGGCATAAAGCCCTTACAATACCTTAATTGGATCAATATAGAAATAATCACCACTATATTTCATATTCAAATAATTATATTTACTTAAATTTTTAACATCGAACAATTTTTCTGCGTTATAGCAAAAGCTTGCGTTCCACCAATCTGCTTGTCGAACCCGTCCGACAGGAGTGCGTCCATCTTCGGCATACCTACCGATAATATAGCCGAGCGCCTTGTCCCGAGAAGTGAAGAAAATTTCTTCGGCACTTTTGGTGTAAGAAGTTCCACGAGTTACTCTGTAAATCGTCATTTTTTTACCCTTCCTGGTTTTAGGAGTTTTCCTTCTCCTTTTCTTTACGAATAAAGTATATCATTTTTAAAATAAAATGTCAAGAAATAAAATTAGATGTTTAACATCTAAATAAAATCAAAAAAGAAAAGAGGGCTTACGCCCTCTTGTATTCATTGACCTTACCTTCGATCTTGACGACCTCGGCGGCCCACAGTTCGCGCAGTCCATACTGAACCTTGCTCTTAGTCATTCCCTCGGGAACAGTGTCCTTCACGACTTCCCACAGTTCCGCAAGCGTCACGGGCTTGTCAGTCAGGGCGCCGATAACTACGTCATGCGCGGCGGCGTACATATCGCGGTTAGCCTTGGCCTTCTCTGCGTTCTTGTTAAGTTCGGCTTGGAGTTCGGCATATTCGGCGGCGAGTTCGGGAACGTTCTTAATGTAGTTGGCGATAGCGGTCAGAGAGTTCTTCTTCATACTAAATCCCTTTCTGGTTTTAAGGACTTTTCCTTGTCCTTTTCATGTATTCATTATAGCACAGTTTGTGCTTAATGTCAAGAAGTTTTTTTGTTAAGTTTTTGTTACAAGTTCCTGTGCCCTCTTGGCGTGGTTACGGCTTTCATAACGCTTTTTCAGTCTTTGCGGATATGGAGGGCACGGGAGAAAGTTCTTGCTTGCCGTCCGCTTTCCTCTCTCCCTTGGAACGATTATAGTATAGCATAACTTTAAGAAAAGGTCAAGTATTGGATTTAGATGTTTAACATCTAAAATAAAAATTGGAAAGAAATGGGAGTTATTCTCCCATTTCTTTTTCTGTAAAGCTATATAAGCCCTCGCGCACGTACTTCTTTATATATTCACCCTGATGGATAATATTTCCATTAACCTTTATCGTGTAAGGAGTAAGGCGCGGCCGCTGTAAGATTTTTACAACCTTATAATCTTTACCATACTCTGCTCCCGCACCAAGGCAAGCATCCAAAATTTTACTTTCAATATCCACATCATACGCGCCCATGTGCGCTTCTTCAAAATCATTATTCTGTGTAAGGTATCTATACACAATTTCTGCGCTTGCTTTATAGTTTCCACTATCTGTAAAATACTGATTCTTTTCACAAAAGTTTTTATACTCTTGTGTGCTTGTAATAAATTCAGAAGCATAGCCCCAAATATCATGAATGGGAATATCTTCCAACGGGTTATTACACTTAAACCAGTCACAATTAAAAGTGAAAACTTTGTCATCAAAATCGCTGTTATAGGCATAAGCATCAGTCACTTCATACTGAACAATATCACGCCGAATTGTCCGCATGATATAACCCCATTTGTCCATGACGGCCTTTTTAGATCGCATAAGCCCGATATACAGAGGGCGCTTCTCTTTGTAATAGGCACTTTCAAACAGGGGCAAGTTATGCCATACCTGCTCTACAATGAAATGACGGCGCATCATAGGCATATCAATTTCATCATTAAAAATTGAATATCCCACGTCATAGCAGAAGGGCTTGTCAAGAGAAGTTGTTTCAGTGTCAAATACCATGTAATTCATACGGGTGCCTTTCTGGTTTGTGGTGTTTTCCTTCACCTATGGATATAGTATATCATTAAGAAAATGAAATGTCAAGACTGAGAATTTAGATGTTTAACATCTAAGTTAAAAAGAGCGGCTAAACCGCTCAAAAGGAAATTTTATTTAATGACGTAGTGATGAAAAAGACATTTCATAAAGATAGACGGCCTAACAATTAACTTAAAACTCCATATCATCTCAATTGCATATAATTTATTTTCTTCCATATACCATGAGGGAAATCTTGGAGTTTTTCCAAAATGATACTGAATAAATTCAACGTTTTGCTTATGTCCTTCTTCTTCATATTCAATAGACCAAGTGGTTTTATACATTTTAGTTTCTTTCTGGTTTTGGGAAGTTTTCCTTCTTCTTTCTTACGGGATTATTATATCATAAAGTAAAATGAAATTCAAGTTTTACTTTTAGATGTTTAACATCTAAATATTAAAAGGGTGATTACTCACCCTTCAAAAGTCCTTTCAGAACTTCCAAAATCTGGTTTGGCTCATACGCTTCACCCTTCCATTCTTCACGGTTCGGCGCTTCATCGTCAAACAGAATGTCATCATCATTTTCCATGAAGGAAGATTTCGGTGTGCCGTAGGCTACAATGCGGATAGCATCCCAGCTTACCGACCGCAAATGCTTTTTCAGCCACACCAGCTTCGCGGCGGTTACAGCTTCGTCATATTCGGGCGTGGAGCACTTGGAAAGCCAACTGATAATTCCAATCTGATACCCAGCTTTCCGCAAGCGATTCAGATAGCGGGCAAGCAGGCTCATATTCAGCATGGCCTCAGCTTCTGCATAAGGTGCGGGGTCATAGGCGCGGAGCATAGAAAGCCAATTTTCAACCGCGTACAGGTTGGCAAACGTCCCATCAAGATCGAACCAGATAGTTTTCATCGTTTCATCCCTTCCTTTCTTACGGGTACAGTATATCATAGAATAGGGAAGAAGTCAAGAGAAGAATTTAGATGTTTAACATCTAAAATATAAAAAGGAGATTTCTCCCCTTCTTAAAACCTTGAAGCAATCGCGGCGACGACAGCAATGATGATAACAACCACGCCCCACACAGCGAAGAAAGCAACACACAGGGCTAGAGGAACCCAGAACGGGGCAGTCACCCATACCCATGACCAGTCGATGATGTTACACAGTTTCAAAATCACGAAGGCAATGCCGAGCAGAGTAGAAGTAGAAATACCACCATTGACTACGACTTTCTTTTCCATTTCTTTTCTCCTTTGGTTTTTGGGATTTTCCTTTCCCTTTCGTTTTTACAATAGGATTATAACATAAGAAAATGAAATTGTCAATAATGGGTTTTAGATGTTTAACATCTAAATAGATCTCCCATTATTCAATGGGAGTAAGCGCAAGCAATTTAACATCTTTTGGAGCATCAGAATCAATATATATTGCTTTTTTGCTATTTGGCTCAAATTCTACCATGATGGCTCCTGTGGTTGAACTTATTACATCAGTAGGGAAGCCATGACTTTCTGTAATAGCACGCGCTTTGAATACCGCCGCCCATAAAGATTGGAAAAAATAGTCATAGGAGATAGGCTTGTTGTTTTGCCAATAAGTAAGCTGGTACATTTCTTTCTCTCCTTTCAATTTTCATATATATAATAACATAATAATAATAAAAAGTCAATATTATAAATTAGATGTTTAACATCTAATTTCTAAAACAAAGAAAACCGCCCCGAAGGGCGGCTGGAAATTACTTCCGGCGGTATTCATTCACCTTACCCTGAATCTTAACAACTTCATCTTCCCAGTAGTGGGTCAGACCGTAAGAAATTTTATTCTTCGTAGTACCTTCGGGCCAGTCCCCTTCGCCCGCGGTGAAGATTTCCGCGACCGTCATGGGCTTGTCGTTCAGAATCCCCATCACAACCGCGTGAATAGCTTCATAAGCGTCCAGCTTCGCGGTGGCCTTTTCAGCCTGCTTAGTAAATTCATCTTCCAGCTCACGGATGGCGGCAAGGCGGTCGGCTTCGTTGGTGTTTTCGCCGGTCAGGATAGCATAGATGGACTTCATAGTAGCGTTCTTCATAGTTTCATTCTTCCTCTCTGGTTTGGTGGGTTTTCCTTCCCTTGATTACGTGTATAGTATATCATGGATTTGGAAAAAGGTCAAGAGTTTGTTTTAGATGTTTAACATCTAAATTATATCCGCTCATTGCATGAGTGGCATAGAAATAACTTTAATGGTAGCGACCGGAAATTCTTTATGGTTTTTACTGGTGCCCCAAACAAAAATTTGTAAGGTATCGCCGCACTTAATTTCTTGATGTATCCATAAATATCCATTGTATGGTGCTTCAAGAGTGTTAATGAAGTCATGAGCTACTTTATCGGCCAATGAGAAAGAAGCACAAGCCATATCAATAGCGGGCAGACAATTCTTTAATTCGGTAATAACTAAATATACTTTTTCCATACTTAACCTCCATTTTTGGGATTTTCTCTTTCTTTTTGATTACAATAGAATTATAGCACAAACAAAAATAAGATGCAAGTATTAAAATTAGATGTTTAACATCTAAATTATATAAGATGGATCAGATAACATCCATCTTTGCAAGTTTTTCTGTATCTGCGGCACCTTCATCATATCCTTTGTGGTATCCATATGCCATACCGGCATTATAGCAAAGACTCATAAGCATAATAGTATTGTCATCGGGCATCCATTCTTCACGTCCGTAAGTGTCGATCATCCAATCCACAAATGCCGCGGGATAAGAGATGCCATGAATTTTCTTCAACATTTTTTCTTCCCCTTCCTTTCTTTCAATAAGAGTATATCATAAAATAAATAAAAAGTCAATAGAATATTTTAGATGTTAAACATCTAAAATATAAATTTGGGCATTAAGCCCAAATTGTTCTACCATTTTGAATGTATTTATTTTGATTGCGATCCACTCGTTTTTTCAAGTATGGTGGAATTTTTTTCGCTCCTTCATATACATATACCAGCTCGCTCATGGTTGTAACATACATGGTTACGACTTTCAGCTTGTCCGCGCTTTTAACAATCGTGATACCAGTGTCGGTGATGCAGGTGTAGCAGCTTCTGGTAAATTTTTCCTTTACGATCTGTCCTAAACCAATTTCTTCCACGATGTGCTGAACCCGGGTCGCGCGCTCAATGCGGCAATGATAGCTCATTTCCATTGTTTCAATCCCCTTTCCTTTTTGTAATTAAAGTATATCACATAAGGGCCGAAAAGTCAAGGACAGAATTTAGATGTTTAACATCTAAATAATAAAGAGGGCTTATGCCCTCATGTATCCAATTTCATTATAATATCGCCATACTTGTATAACTTCATTTCCAGTTTCATCGTACTCAATAGGATAAGTTACAGTGCTGCCAGGATATTCCAGCTCTTCAAAGGTAATAGTTTCTTCAGTACGTTCGGTGATCCTTACCCAAAAGGAAGGAATAGACAAACCGGGGCGCAGATACACTTTACCAATTTCAAACTTTTTCATGATTTTCTCTCCTTTGCTCTTTCGTTCCTTGGAACAATTATATAATATCATATTGAAGCAAAAAAGTCAATAGTGGAATTTAGATGTTAAACATCTAAAATATAATGCCGGTATTATACCGGCATCATGCGCATACGCACTATGCGCCGCGTGTCGCACAAGAGCAAAGGACGCTTTTCTTCTTTGTCCGCAAAAGCGTGCGCGGCATTGACGTTGGCACCAAAGTTATAGTGCCGAGAAGTGCGCAAACCATCCACGCTGTAAACGGTAACGATGACGACATACTTAATTTCCATGATTACTACCTCCTTCTTTTTTACAAAAATATGATAGCATATTTCTTTTTTATTGTCAAGATTCTATTTTAGATGTTTAACATCTAAAAACATAAACAAAAAGAGCGGTTGCCCGCTCAAGGTTTTGAAGTACAAAGGATGACTTTAGAATAGTGGGTTAGATAGGTGATTCCATTGTCAAGGGTGAATTGAACCACATCGGATTCGTCGAAGTCGCGCCAACTGATAACTTCTCCTTCAATCAATTCGCCGTTCCCAAGTTCTACAATGGCCCAAGTAAATGAATGGGTCAAGTCCAAACCGATATCTCGATTTCCAATGGTCATACAACCGGTGAGGCAGAAGCACAGGGTGACAAGTAGGATGGCGACCGCGAGAATTTTCTTCATTTTACTTTCCTCCGTTTCATTTTGTAATTGTATTATACTATAATATATAGAAAAAGTCAAATAATAATTTTAGATGTTAAACATCTAAAATTAAATTGGGGTTACTTTTTTATAACCCCAATGGCTACCGGCTCGCCAGTGAAACTGTCACGGATGAAAGCCAGCTTACGGCGGGCGGTGCGCTTAGACATAGACCTATCCCACTGGTGGATTTCGCGCAGCTTATCGCCCTCAAAGACATAGATCTCCTGACCGGAAACCATGGCGGAATACAGAGCGGAACGGGACAGAGCAACGAAATTAGACATAGCGGATACCTCCATTTAACGATTTCTTATCCCTTCGGACAAGTATATGATACCACAAACAAGCTAATTTGTCAATAATAAAATTTAGATGTTAAACATCTAAGTTTCGGGATTTGGGTTACTGTTTAGCAACCCAATTTTCCGCGGCACGCTTGGATTTGAAACGTTTCACGACTTCGGCAGAAATGGTTTCGCCGGCAAGATTTCGGGTAATTTTCCACACGTTCCAAGTTTTGGTAAAGAAATTGAAATTGATTTCAAATGTCATTTTTTCCGCCTCCAATTTCGGGATTCATTATCCCTTTCTTTTTTACAATTGAATTATATCATTTTGAAATGAAATTGTCAAGAGATAATTTTAGATGTTTAACATCTAAAGGTAAAAGCCGAACTATTGCGCATATAGTTCGACTTGGCTTCAATAACATTTCCAGCTTGCCGATTCTGAAAATGGGCAAGTGCCTGCCGTTAATTAGCCGCCGCATAAGGCACCTTACGCGCTGGCTTACTATTCTTCGGTGGTGTTCCTTCCATCCTCATTCCTCCTTTCTTTCCTTTCGACACGTATAGTATAGCACATTATCATTATATTGTCAAGAAACTATTTTAGATGTTATACATCTAAAAATAAAAGGGCTATCATAGCCCTTATTCGATATAATATGCTAATCGGCGTCCGCATCCATCATTGTAATGATAGTACTGTACATTATCGCAGAGTTTGTCAAAATCCATTCCTTCCAGTTCAACTTTTTCAAAATATCCAGCCCACATTGGATGATTGGGGTTAGCAAGGTTGGGAATGATTTTTACAGGGGTGCCGTTGTCATAGAGTTTCCGGGCTTCGCGCTTCGTGATCTTCGTCATGGTGATTACCTCCTTCGTTTTTACAAGTATAGTATAGCACAAAAAGAGGAAAACGTCAATGGCACTTTTTAGATGTTTAACATCTAAAACCTTTTTGCCTCATTCTATGATAAGGCAAAATTCTTCCCAAGTCTGACAAGAATAGTTTTCGCCGTCGATGGTTTCGCAATAGCCAAAACCATCCTCAAAAAACCAGATGGCGGTATCGGTTACATACTTAACCTCGCAGTATTCGGCAATAAGTTCGCAATGCTTTTTCCAAGTGTTCTTCATGGTGGTAGCCTCTCTTTCTTTGATGATACCATTATATTATAGAATAAAAGAAAAGTCAATAGTTGTTTTTGGATGTTTAACATCTAAGTTTTAAGAAGGGTCTTAGTCCCTTCTTTCTATCTCAAATTCAATTTGTGTGCCATCCGAAAGAATGATCGGTTCCTCTCTTAATTTTTGAAGATACTGCTGCGCTTCCTCCAAAGTTTCCAACAGATCGCTCCAAGCAAAGCCAAACGGATCAACAACACACCACATGTCACATACCTCCTGGGGTCTTGCCCCTCTTTGATGATATAAGTATATCATATAAACGTAAAAAGGTCAAGAAAAAGTTTTAGATGTTATACATCCAAAATAAAAAGGTTGTGCTATCGCACAACCGCATGAGTGATGAAGAGGATAAGGGCAAGAGCACTAATCATATAGGTAAAGATTTCCATTTCTTTCACCCCTTACACAACAAGATAATTAGTCAAAGAGTAATGAAGGGAATAATTTCCATATTCCACAGAACACGGGTCAAGAATGTCGTCGTATTCATTTTCCATGGCGTCGGTGAAAAGGTCTTGTTTCTTGACGAGATAGCCGTGTTCCTTGTTCATGTAATAATAGTCTTTCATTGTCTTTCCTTCCTTTCTTGTCCTTTCCCTTTGGACACCCTTATAATAGCACAAGTCGAAGAAAAAAGCAAGAGTCTTTTTTAGATGTTTAACATCTAAGTTTTACAAGGCACGTTAGTGCCTTGTAAAGTCTATTACAAACTCTTTCGTTTGTACGTCTATGGCTATAATGGATATACATTCTTTGTCCTGAGAGTAGATCGCCGCGGCACTGAATACTTGATCGATTTTTTCTACTATTTCTGACTTGCTGAATCCATCGTCATAGGTAGTGATAATGCTATACATTTCATTCGCCCCTTTCTTTTTTACAAGTATAGTATAACATAATTTTTTATAAAAGTCAATAGATACTTTTAGATGTTATACATCTAAAAACCATGGTGTATTGCTGTTAGCAATACACCAGTGTCATGTTAGACCATTTAAGTACAGAAATCTGATTGTGTGCTTTGCCGATTGCGAGTGCTTCTCTTTTAGTATTGACGCGGAAACTATGGTCAATGTAGTAAGTGCCCTTTTCCAACCACACGCCACAATTTCCTTTATACTTTGCGATTGCTGCGACTGCGTCTTGTACATTGTCACATTCAACGCCATAGTCCGCAACTTGCCAACCGGATTTATAGGTGATAGACTGATAGTTTTTGATGGTGAGTCCTTCTGAGTCTTTGAGATTCGCAACCTGTTCAATAACCTTGATCATTGTTTTAATCCCCTTTCCTTATCTTCAAGAGTATTATAGCACAATTCTCCTGATTTGTAAAGAGGTGAATTTAGATGTTTAACATCTAAAAATAAAGGTTGGATCATTCGATCCAACCGTCATACTGAATATTAATTATCTCATCATCATATATTTCCTCTGTTCCGTTGTCCTCCATTATCATGGCGGCAATGTCCCCTGTGTTCCAATCTTCGGCTCCGTCAAACTCCCATTCATTTCCAGTGCTATCGGTAACGACAACGCGATCCTCTTGACGATTGACTTCTGTTACGATTCCGCTCATCGGATAGATATGGCTCATCATTTCATCTGCGCCCGCGTGTTTTCCCTTCAGATAGCACGCATGAGCCAGCAAGGCCATGATGATGACGATGATGACGTTGGTGACGATAGCGGCTCTGTTCAGCTTATTCATTTTATTCATCCTTTCTCTTTCCAGCTCGTTTCGTCCAGCTTCCAGCTCGTGTCCAGCTTTTCCAGCTTGCCCGCGCGTATAATAGCCCCTGGAAGGGCGCAATAGTGCGCGCGAGTGTGGTAGTCCCCGCCATTTTTGGTGATGTAGAATCTGGTGACCATTTCTGACAATGGCGAATCTGGAACCAGATTCGACATTTGTTACAGAATTGTTACAATCGTAACACTTTCGTAACATTTGCCTTCCCTCCTTTTGTGTATATTGTATCACGGAATGACCAGAATGTCAATTTTTTGAGTTGAATGTATAACATCTAAACCAGATTATACATTTTTTTGACCGGATTTTACATCAATTTATTACGAAAATATTATTTTTGTAACATTTTCGTAACATATGAATATGTGTTCATATGTTGATTGTATACATATATACATCCATACATATATATCAATATACTTGTATAATCGCGTTTTTGTATATATGTTTTTATGTATACAGTTTAATACAATTATATTTGATCAAATATAACGTGATACAATTATATTTGATAAAATACTATCCGATACAATTATATTTGATCAAATATTGTTAGCATTCAATGGCTTGGAGTGCTAACAAAATGGAAGAAAATGGAAGATTTTTTGTTCATATTTTGTTTACATTTTGTTCCCGTTTTTGTTCTCTTTTTCTATTGACTTTCCCGATTTTTCGCTGTATAATTGCATTGCTTGCAAGGCAAAAGCAAGGAAAAAGCAAGCGCGAACCTTGAAAAACCACATAGCATAGGAAAAGAGAAGAAAAGCACCTTAACAACAAAAAATCAATCAATCAAAATTGAAAGGGGAAAAATCAAAATGTCTACCATGAAAAACACTGTTAAGGAATTGAAACCGCGTGAGAAGGCTGCTATTCTTTCCATTGTCAATGAATGTATTGATAATGAGATGGATAGAAACGAAACCATTAAAGCCATTTGTTCAAAAATGGTTAAAATGGGTATCGTGGAAAATGGCGGTTGCTTCAATGACATGTTATCTGTCGCGCTTGCCTTGTATTCTATGGAAAAGGCAAGACATGAAAAAGAACGTCCCATTGATTGCTTGAAAAAGTACGCACGCTTTAAGCATGTTACAAGCAAAAAGTTGGACGACTATGGGGCATTTGGTGATACGATAGAAACTTGTATCAGAATAATGTGTAAACCTGCCGCCCTTGTTTCCTTCAATGATTTACATGTCAAGCGTCAAAATGCGGTTGATGTAACAATAAAAGGCGTAAAGTTTGAAATAGGCACAAATGGAAAGACTTTTCTTGAGTCGGAAGAAAATGAACCGATGAAGGGAAAATATCAAAAAATTGCGTATGGCGTTTTTTCCGATGAAGAAAAAGAAGCACTTTTCGCTTTATTAGAAAATGGCGAATATGAAAAAGCATTTAAAAACATTCAAAAAATGGTTTATGTTTTTGAAAAAGATACATTTTTTGAATGTATGACGACAAAAACAGGTCGCGCCTCGATGTATCAATATAAAAAGAGTGCGGGAAAATGGCAAGTGATTTATAATCCGTCAAAATATGCCGCATTCTTGAAAATGGCGGAAAATGAAGGGCTTGAAACCATGGGCGAATATCTGAACAAATAACGGGAAAAGGGAAAAGGGGAAAAATCCCCTTTTCCCTTCCAATAAAGAAAAGAAGAAAAGAGGAAAAGAAAACATGTTTACTGTATACAACTTGATGACGGAAGAATGTTTATCTTTTAAACATTTCGGTGCGGCGTGTCAATACGTTATCAAAACACTACAAAAAATGGAAAAAGAGTGCCCCGGCGCTGTGTATGATGTACGGCAGGAAAATGGCGGTTTTATTTTTGAAATATGGGAAAATGGCGCGCTGATTTTACAAAAATGAAAAGGGGGAAAAACCCCTTTTTATTTTAGAAAAAAGTTAAACGAAACTAACAGGAAAAATTTGCCAGCACTTTATCACTTTAATGTGATGAAGTGGAGCAGCGGCAGCACTTCAGCACTTTAATGTGATGAAGTGGGGCGGTATATTCCAGGCGTTTGACTATCTTTGACCATTGAACGGGTGGGCCCTGCCCAAATTCCACCAACCGGAATTTTTTAAAGCCCAACCGAAAATTTTTAAAACAAACCAATCCTAAAACTTGACAAATCTAAAAAAATGTGCTAACATATACCTAGAGGGTTATAAAACCCATAACCGAGGTGCTTATAATGAAAAGAAAATATTCATTAGATTATTCAATTGAACGCGATATAGACCGCGTTCAAGCAGTTAAAGATATATTAGATATGTTAGATACAGAGCCGACCGCATTAGAATTAGAACAAATGGGCTCTTATATACTATATGGAAAAGATGAAGATGGGTTAAATGCCGTATAGCGTGGCGAAACTACTGACGGCACAAAACGCTACTCTTCCTTTAAGAAAAAAGACGACAAACTACTTTCACTAGAAGAAATTCTTGAAAATCCGCTAACCGATCAGCAAGAACTTCGTCCCGCAAATCAGCGTCTAAACTACACAAAGAAAAAACCTACAATTTCGCGTCCAAAATATGACCGCAAAACTGGCGAACTAATCGATCCGGGCGACTCCGACGTCCCCGGTATGAAGGAAATGTGGGAGTGGATTGACCATCTAGAACACGTAGTCGCCGTAAATGAAGGCAAAGTTCCCCCAGATGAAACAACGACAATTTTGCCCGACAGCTATCGCCTCTACCAATTAAAACATTGGCTAATAGATTTGCGGCGTCACCAATACTACCTAAAAGACTCCTACAAACCCACACTCCATTTTCAAGCAATTGACCATCCTAAACCCGCGTTCTACGATTGGACTTGCGATTCCTTTTACTGGATGCCGCTTGACAAATGGCAAGCCCGTGTAGATAACGCTCTTCTACACACCATTTCAAAAAACCTATCCGACTACGAAACTCGTACAAATGAAAAAGGAGAAATTGAAGTAAAATGGGTAGTTCGCCGTCACACCTTTAACTGGGAAGATCCTCTTCATGTGCGGGCACTCATCAATAATTATGATGCCCTATATGATTAGGTTCATGAAAAATTAAATACATACGGTAACACTTTACTATTTGATTTTGAACGCTATCGTAAAATGGCACAATTTTCAGAAGTGCGGCAATACATACTTGATAAAAAAATTGAAAAAATGCCTTACGCAGAAATTGTTGAAAATCTACAAATTCTATATGGTCTTAAGTATAATGAAAATCATTTATGTACCATTCTGGCAAAAGAAATACCCGAAAAAATTGCTTTAACCGCTCAAAAAAATCGTCTTATTGTTGAAACCCCAAAATCTCAATGTAAGCGATGCCATACATGCGGCCGCCTTTTACCCTGCGACCCTATATTCTTTGTTCGCAATCGTAGTCGCCGCGATGGCTTCTCTTCAAATTGTAAAGAATGTGAGAAACAACGCCGTATTGAAAGAGGAGGACAATCAACTTATGATAGACGAAGTAAAGAATCGCCGCTGCATTAGGTGTAAGCAAGATAAGCCTGAGCACAATTTTATTTATACTCCTTCCCAATTTTTCCCTAAGCATCGTTCTTTAATTTGTACGAATTGTTTAGAAACAATGGTTGATTAGGAAAATTTAGGCGAGGTAGATAGACTCTGCCGCTATTTAGACATTCCATTCGATTTAAATAAATGGACTCAGTTATACGCAGTTCATAAGTCCCATACTTTAACTGCGTATGCAAATTTACTATTGGATGATCACTATGCGGCCTTACAATGGGCAGACGAAAATGAGCGTTGGCGACTAGCAAGAAGTGAAGGCACAATTGATGACGAAATAGACGCTATTAGCGAAGCAAAAATGCGGCGTTTAAAAAAAGAATGGTCCGCGGCTTACACCAAAGAAGAGCTTCTATGGCTTGAAGACTACTACAATTAGATTGTAGCTACTCAAAATGTTTCGACTCCAATTCTTCAAAACTATGCCCGCAACCTTTGTGAAATTTAGTTACGTATTAATAAAGGATTAAGAGAGGGGGCGGATATAAAAAAGGATATGGATGCCCGCGACAATATTATTAAGATAGCTAAATTTGAAGCTTCTAACGCAAAGAATGCGGCCGACTTTGAATCTGTTGGAGAACTTATGGTCTATTACGGAAAAAAAGGATGGCATCCAAATTGGAATATGGAGCCGCAAGATAGCGTTGATTTCTGTATGGAAAACATACAAAATTATTTAAAACGCCTTGTAATTAATGAAGGTAATTTCGCAGAGCAAGTAGAAGACCGCCGCGAACATTACAATCTTACTGAACGCCTAGAAAATATTGAAAATGAACGAAGTGAATATGATGATACTGCTGATATTGAATATGAGGGAGACGACGAATTGGCAGGTGAATTAATGTGAATGAAGAAACTGTTTTATTAGACGGGATACCAATTGAAAAAGGAGTTGTTTTAACAAAACAGTTTCTTGACTCAAATTAGGAATTATTTACAAAATATTTAAATTTATGGATACTATATCCCGATTTATTTTTAGACGCTATTTAGGCAAGTGATGATAGAAAAAATTTTCATTTGTTTTTCTATTAGAGAATTGCGTTGCGAGCGGCCATGCGCTATCGTTATCATTATTGGACAGCCACACGTGCGACTTCTAAATCATTTACGGCTTATCTAAGTTCTGTTGTTCGGGCTGTACTTTTACCCAATTCAAATATATTTATTTCTTCTGACGTTAAAGGTACAGTCATTAAAATAGCGGAAGCTAAATTTAATGAAATTTGGCGACATTGGCCTTTACTTAAAAATGAATTATAGACTAAAGAAAGCGGCGGCCAACAAGGCGAAAAAAAGAGTGGCAACTATTATGAATTACGATTCCGCAATGGAAGTATGATTACAGTTGTCTCAAAAGATACAAGTCGTGGTTTGCGTGCGACCGCAGGCATTTTAGAAGAATGTGCGACAATTGAAGAAGAAGATTATAATGAAGTTCTATTGCCGCAAATGAACGTTGCTCGCCGCGAAGTAGATGGTACTCTTAATCCTGGCGAACCCTCAGCTTCTCAAACATTTATTACTACTGCTCGCGAAAAAACAGTATTTATGTATGGCAAATTAATTGAATGTGCTGTAAATGCTGTATTGCGGCCGAAAGAATATTTTGTGTGGGGGCTATCTTATGAAGTACCTCTTCATTATGGACTAATAGATAAAGCTACATTAATGGATTAGCGTTATTCAAATACAATGAGTGAAGACTCATTTGCTCGTGAATCTTTATCTATCTGGACTGGAAACGCAAAAGACGCATGGCTTGATAGTAAAAGATTAACTAAAAGAAGAACATTATTAAAATGTGAGCGTAAAGCACAATAGAATCCTTCTAATCCAGGGACTTTCTATTTGATAGGGGTTGACGTAGCCAGATATTCCGCTAATACGGCGGTTATGGTTATAAAAGTTATTCCAAATTCAAATGGCTTCAAAAAGAATGTTGTATATACAGAAGTAATTCATGGAGAAAACGCGAACTATATTACAGAACAGGCTCCACGATTGAAAAAATTAATACAATTATATAATCCAAAAGAAATTGTTATTGACGGTAATGGTCCTGGCATTGGTTTATTAGATGCTATGGTTCTACCATCTTTTGACGCAAAAACTGGAGAATAGTTTCCCGCGTATTTTGCCTTTAACAATGAACATCATTTGCCGCCAGAAAAGAAAAATGAAAGTGATACTCCTTTACCAGAATATAATGCTATTATATATGACATTAAAGCGGGCTCATCTAATGATGACGCAATTCATTCAAATTTCTTTTCTCAAATTAACAATGGTACAGTATCATTTTTAGCAAATGAACGAGTAGTAAAAGATAAATTGTTAAAGACAAAACGAGGACAACGAATGACTTCGTTTGATAAACGAGTATTTTTATTACCGTATGAAATGACTTCTCGTTTAATGGATGAACTTAATAATTTAAAATTAAAGCCTACTGGGGTATAGAATTAGTTTAAAGTAGATCGTATTTCTCGTTCAATAGAAAAAGACCGTTTTTCTGCCCTAGAATATGCTTTATATAGAATTAAATATTATGAAGATGAAGCCATACGTAAATCAAAGAAAAAAGACGTAAGCTAGTATGCCTTTTTTAGTCCTAGAAGTAGGAGGTGAAAACTTGTGGATAACAACTCAATAAAGAAACATAATGTAAGTGATTTTAAAGTTAAACCTATTCGTAGAACTCCAATTAATATTTCTGCTTATCGCCGTTGGGGTTATCACACTGGAGATCCAGTAAGTGAAGATTTTACTTTAGAAGAAATTCTTGAAATTATTCGTTCTGGAGAACCAGAAGCTCTTAGAGAATTATCTAGATATTTTTATAGAACTAATAGTATGTATAGGAATAATATTGATTTTCTCGCACGCTTATTCTTATATGAAACGGTAATTATTCCTGTATATCCAGAAGGGAAAGGTTCAAAAACACAGATTACAAAAGCTTTTTATAGTGCTTGTGCTTTTATAGATCATTTAGATGCTCCTTCTACATTTTGCCGCATTACTACAGAATGGTTAAAGAATGGGGTATATTATGGAATTTTAAGAACGAATGGAGATAAGGTAACTATTTAGGATTTACCTATTAATTATTGTCGTTCTAGATTTAAGGATTATAATAATTTAAATATTCTTGAATTTAATTTACATTATTTTGATTCTATAAATGATAAACAATATTTAATAGAAGCATTATCAACTTTTCCTGAAGTAGTACAAACTGCGTGGAAGCAATGGAAAAATAAAAAATTAAATGACCCTTGGGTTATTTTGTCAGCGGCGGACGGGGGTATTAGTTTTAGTTTTTCTGCGGATTAGACTCCTCCATTAATTGCTAGTCTTCCTTCATTAAAAAAATTGGATGACGCAATTAAACGTGAGGAAAAACGAGATGAAAATGAATTATATAAATTATTAATTCAAAAAATGC